TGCTGGTGATGTTACTCTACCTTGTGAAAATGGTATTGGAAATGATGCCGTCTGGATTAATACGAATCGAGATAAAATATTTGATGATGCTAAGTCCGACTTGAAAAAAATTAAAAAACTGATCACTCATGCATCCAAGATTAAACAGATAAATAAGAAGTTATACGTCGAAAAATGTAAAGAATTTAAATTGGAAGTTATATGATACCGGAACCTAAAAAACAGATGACCATGAAGGAGATAATCGTCGAGGAATTTACTCGTTGTAAAAATTCGCCGATTTATTTCATGAAAAAATATGCTAAAATTCAAAGTTCTGGAAAAACGGTGAGTTTTAATCTATATCCATTTCAAGAAGATACATTAAAAGCATTTTCTGAGTATGATAATAATATAATATTAAAATCAAGACAGATGGGTCTCTCAACTTTAGTTGCGATTTTTTCACTCTGGACTTTAATCTTTAAAAGCGATCAAAATATATTAATCATATCACTAAAACAAGACGCCGCCATTGAAGTCTTGGAAAAGGTATCGTTTGCCAATGAAGCGTTGCCATCGTGGATGAAAGTAGCGACCGTAGAGAATAATAAAAAATCTATAAAATTTGTAAATGGAAGTTCGATTAAAGCATCTAGCACAACAAAAAAGTCAGGTGTTGGTAAGAGTTTGGCAATATTAATTATTGATGAGTGTATCTCTGGGAATTCTATTATCGATCTCCGAAATAAGATAACGGGAGAAATACAAAAAGTAAAAATTAAAGATTTATACGAATTAGAAGAATATAGTTAATACTAACAATTTATAAAATAAATGAAAGATATCAAGAAAATAAATAACTGGGAAGTGTTAACTCCTAATGGATGGAGTAGTTTCAAAGCGGTTTCCAAATTACAAAAAGAAATTTATATAAATGTTAAGTTTACGGATGGGACATATATCAAATGCTCTGAAAATCATAAACTTAAACTGGCATCCAATGAATTTATATACGTGAGGGAAATAAAAAAAGGAATGCAATTTATTGGAAAAGACCATATATTAACAGTAAAATCAACTCGGAAGATGAATAGACCTATCGATCTATACGACTTAAACTCGGTTGAAAAAAATAATGAATTTTTTGCTAATGGAGTGTTATCCAGTAATTGTGCGCTATTAGAAGATGGAGAAGAACTGTTCTCTTCGGCGTCCCCGGCCCTTAGCACCGGAGGTAAATGTATATTATTGTCGTGCGTTACTAAAGATACGATGGTTATTACATCCACTGGTATAAAGGAAATTGGAGAATTCATTGACACGTCTAAGATTGGTGGATATGAAGTTCCTACCTATAATGTGTTGGGGGTCGAGAAATTAAGATGTGGGAATCTTATTCACAATAACGGGATACAAAAAACCAATATAGTAAAAACGAAATTTTCAGAGTTGGAATGCACTAATAATCATAAATTATGGGCATTTAAACATGATATCAAACAATATGGGTGGTATAAATCTGAAGATTTAAGTGTCGGGGATTATATATCTCATCAAATTGGGAAAAGAATATGGGGCAACTATACCGATATTTCTGATTTTAAACCTAGTGTTTCTAATAAAATACATTCACCATTTAAGCCCGATTCAATTACTCCAGACTTATGTTACTTGGTGGGATTATACATATCTGAAGGTAGTGTTTATAAAGTCAGAAATAAACAAGGAGAAATGACCGGGGCGTCTCTTACAATTACATGCGGGGACGATATATCTTGGATTTTCGATAAGTTAAATCTAATTTACAACTGCTGGGATGGTATGCATTATACTATATCTAACAAAAATTTAATAGAATTCATGGAATATTTAGGGTTTAACCTATCTAACAAAGCATATCAAAAATGTATTCCGAAAAAATTATTACAATTGAATGAAGAAAATACAAAGTGGATGTTGCGTGGAATATTTGATGGGGATGGTTCTGCTACAAATAGATGTGTTCAGTTAACATCAACCTCAAGATTATTAATAAATCAAGTTAGGATGATATTATCCAACTTCGGAATTATGGGTGGTATTTATTTACAAACTAAAGAACAATGTAACAATAGAAAGCATTCCATAAAACACAATCATGATACATATCAATTTCAAATAGTAGGAAAATACGCACTAACGTATTTTAATTTGGTCGGATTTAATTTAGTTCGAAAACAAGACGCAATATCTAAACATTTGGTAAAAAATATAACACGAGCATGTAGTAAAGATATTATCCCGAACTCTCTTAAACTTGTCAATGACTTAGTTGATAGTTCAAATTTAAATTTTGTAGAAATAAAACAAAAATGTGGAGTAGTTGTAAATCAATACTGTAATTCAAAACGAATATATAAAACCGATGATATAGCCCGACAAAATGTAATAGCATTATACTCATTATTTGGAACTAAAATGCCAAACGAGTATCAGAACTATTGGAATACTATTATCCACGAGAATACTGTGTGGTGTGAAATTACATCTATAACTCCATCGGAGAATGAAACTTATGATTTTTCATTACAAGAAGATGCCAATGATTTCTGGTGTCATTCGGTAATATATAACGGAATAATAGGGCATCAAACTCCCCGTGGCGTTGGCAATTTCTTTCATAAAATGTGGGTAAGTGCGGAAGATAGTGTAGATGGTAAAATTGGAAAAAACGGATTCCATCCCATCAGTCTTCCATGGCAATTACACCCTGACCGAGATGAAGAGTGGCGAAGGGTTGCGGGATTAAAACAGCCATCAGTAAAAGAAGCAGCACGTGAGTTTGACTGTGACTTCTTAACGTCGGGTGATACTGTAGTAGACTTAGCAACCATCGAATTCTATAAAAAAACATTTAAAAAAGATCCAATCGAATGTCGATATGTAGATAAATCATTATGGATTTGGAAATATCCTGAATGCAATTCAACATATATTGTTAGTGCCGATACCTCGGCGGGAAATGATACGGGTGATTATCAAGCATGCCATGTAATAGATGCTGTAACATTAGAGCAATGTGCTGAATATAGAGGACATATAAATACTAAAGAATTTGGGAATTTACTAGTCGCATTGTCCAGTGAATATAATAATGCATTATTAGTAATTGAGCGGCAAAATACAGGATATGCAGTTATTCAAGCTGTTATAGATAAAAGTTATCCCAATTTATTTTATATGACTAATGATTTGAAGTATGTTGATGTAGAGAGTCAACATAATAACAATTATAATCGAGAAGAACAAAAAGCTCAAGCCGGATTTAGCACAAATACTCAAACACGACCACTAGTAATATCGACGTTGGAACAGCATATGCGAGAAAGAACTATTCAAATAAACTCTATTAGAACATTGTCAGAATTAGAAACTTTTATTTGGAAAAATGGTAAAGCACAAGCCATGCAAGGATATCATGACGATTTATGTGTTTTGGGGGATACGTGGGTCAAAACTTCTGCCGGGTATAAAATGATTAAAGAAGTTGAGGTTGGTGAGTATGTATTAACTCATAAAAATAGATTTAAAAAAGTTATTAGTAAATTTATAAATAAGTCAAATAACTTAAAAAAGCTATCAAGTAGGGGTAGACCTGATTTATATATTACCGATAATCACCCAATTCAGACATTCGTTACTATACCGAAGAGTAATGAATGGAAAACTGCATGGAAGACCATTTCCGAATTCGATACTAATAGTAAATATTATACGGGGGGTATGGTCGATATGACTGTGAATGATATTAAGACGATTGATTTAAAACAGTATGCTACCAAGTCATATATATGCGAAAACGATAAACTTATACCTATGGTAGATAATGGAATTACCAAATATAAACATCCACAAGGAAAAACTCTAGATAGATATTTAAAAATAGATAATGATTTTTGTTTCATAATGGGGTATTTTTTAGCTGAAGGATGTTGTGGAGGTCATGGGATTGAATTCTCATCGCATATAGACGAACACCCGATTCGTAAAGTTGTTCATAATTACTTTACTAAATTGGGATTAAATACATATGGAAAAACATCAACCGGAAAAGGTGGTAAAACTGGATTTATAGGAGTATCCAATAAGATATTTAGCAACTTATTTTCTGAATTTGGGTCGGATGATACGAAAAAATTACCCGAGTGGTGTATGACACTACCACTGGAAAATCAACAACACATATTATTAGGATATTTGGTCGGTGATGGATGTTTTAAATTTCCACAAATAACAGCGACTACTATAAGCCCATACATGGCATTTCAATTGTATGAAATATGTATTCGCTTAAAAATTCCAATGTCATTAAAACGATTCGAGAATAAAATAAAATTTAAAGAGATTAGGGGCAAAGTATATCCATTAAAACCATTTTTTTGGGGACTAAAAATAAATAACTTATACAGTAAAAAACTATTATTGAATTATTCAGATGATATATTAAAATGCAAGCATCCCAACTCAAAACTAGTAAAAAATAATGTCGGTATATTGAAATTTTATGGAGACATAATATTGGGTGATATTAGAAAAATTGAAAATGTAGATGGTGAATATACAACATATAACTTAGAAGTTGAAGAAGATAATTCGTATATAGCAAACGGAACGATTGTTCATAATTGTATGAGTTTAGGTATCGGCCTATGGATACGTGCAACGGCATTAAAATTGCGACAACAAGGAATTGATTTAACCAAGGCATCATTATCTCATATGAATAAAACTCAATTAGATACGACTCCAATATTTAAAGCACAAGCAAGGAATTTGGCACAACAATCATGGGAAATGTCAACGGGTCGATCACCTAATAGACCTCTTGATAAAAATAGCACAGAATCATTGACGTGGCTCTTATAATAAAATAAACAGTAATTAATCAATAAAAACAATATATTTATATAACATATGGCCTTAAATACAAACCAGCAGACAAGTGACGATATTCTCGATATTAAAAAACAATCGTTATATGCAAGATTAAAAACGTTATTTTCATCGGATACAATAGTAAGAAATGTTGGTGGTAAAAAATTAATAGTTAAGGACGTTGACCATTCTCAAATGGCAACTGATAGAAATTCTTTAAGAGATAGATTTAATCGAATTCGTTCCACTGCTTATAATGCTTATACCAGAGATTTTACTTTATCTTATCAAGCCGCTCGAATGGATTTGTTTAGGGATTATGATTGTATTGCGGGCGAAACTATTATTCCTCTACCAGACGGAACTTACCCAACTATTGCAGAATTAACAGAA